TTGCGTTCGATTTATCCACCATCAAGGAGCACAGCACGGAAATACCGGAAACGACATTGAAGGTTTCCAACGTCACGGGAGCCATACAGCAAATTATTGAACAGTATGACGGGATTGTCGGCGCGGAAGTTTCTATAAAGATTATCAACACCAACATACCTGATTATGTGGCGGCGGAAGAGAGTTTTGTCGTTACCGGAACATCCGCTGACAGGGATTGGGTAACGTTCAAACTCGGTACGGATTTTCTGTTCACAAGAAGGTTTCCCAATACCCGCGTGCTGAAAGATTTTTGCCCATTTAAATTTAAGGGTCCGCAATGCGGATATAGCGGAAATTCCACAACGTGTGATAAAACGTTGGCGGATTGCAGGGCACACGGGAACAGTGTACGGTTTGGCGGCGAGCCTACCATACCGCAAGGAGGCTTATATGTTCGTGGCTGATTTAATCGGTATCCCTTTCAGCGAGATGCCGTGTTGGGAACTGGTAAGGGAGATTTACAGACGGGAACGTAAGCCGTTGCCGGATTACCGGGAAATGCTGAATGGAAACACAGTATGCTCATCTTTGGTAGAACAAATCAACACACCGGAAAAAGGATGCATCTGCGCCTATTCGCTACAGGGCAAAGAGATTGATCATGTGGCTGTGTACCTGGGAATGAATCAGATTATCCATGCGACGGAGGGGAGCGGGGTGTGCATCGAGCCTTTTTCAAGATATGTGCCGAGGTTAAGAGGCATGTACAGGAGAGTATCAGATGATTCACGTAATTAATGTCAAAAACCCTTTTGATGTAAGAGAAAAAGTTGACAATTATGTGCCGTGCACTGGCGGACCCGTATCATCCTATCATATTCCGGCGGGCGGCGTTTATCATTATGCCATCAATGGAATACCGGTAGAACCTGATACAATTCCGCAGGATGGGGACGAAATTGTTATTATGCCGTATGTCGGAAAAAAACTTTTTAGCTGGATCCTGACTATCGGCTTAACTTTTGCTTTAGGTGCAATTACCGGTGGTGTCGGTTTTGCGGCAGGGTGGAGCCTCGGTGTAAGGATTTTTGCAGGGTTGGCCGTTAGCGTCATCGGCGGATGGTTGACCAACAAATTGACCCCTACCCCAAAAATCGATCTTACAAATACCGAGCAATCTAATACTTACGGATGGAATGGTGCGCAAACGGTTACTGGGCAGGGATATGTACTGCCAACGCTTTATGGCCGCATGAAAACAGGCGGCATCATGTTACAGCGGCACGTCACTTCTGATGGGGAAAAACAATATCTGAATATCTTATATTGTTTGGCAGAGGGCGTGATCGATTCTATTGACACTATTAAATTAAACGGCAACCCGATTGAAAACTATAGTGGCGTTGTCGTAGATAAACGATACGGCACAAACAATCAGAGCATTATTAAAAACTTCAACGACTCGTATGCTGAAACTGCATTAGCATATGAATTAAATACTGGTGCAGATTATTCCACGACTACGTTACAAGGCAATACGGCGGAAGGGCTGGAAATCACATTTGCATTCCCGGGAGGATTATATTACAGCAACGATGAAGGCGGTATGAGCGGCAGTTGGGTAGATCTTGTTGCGGAATATCGCAGAGTCGGGCAATCTGGATGGACGAGTTTTAATGTTGGCAGAATCACAAAGAAAACCAACACCGCATTCTATGCGGTATACCGGGTAGACAACCTGACTCCCGGGCAGTACGAGGTCAGGGCAAGGTGCACAGGAAAAGAAGGGACGTCCATTAGACACGTCAATAAGGTGCAGTGGATTAGTGTTACCCAGATTATTTACGATGACTTCAAACATCCCGGGAAGGCATTATTGGGATTAAAAGCGTTGGCGACCGATCAATTGTCCGGGAACGACCCTCAAATGACCTGTTGCATTGAAAAGGATAACGTGTGGGTGTGGCACCCGACGGAACATCAATATGTACAAAAGCCTGCAAATAACCCAGCCTGGGTAGCGTATGACATCCTGCATCAATGCAGAGACTATGAAGGGGTGAAAGTTGTTCACGGCGCATCGGCGTCCCGGATGGATTACTATGCGTTCGAGGCGTGGGCAGAAGCGTGCAGAAATGCGAACATTACCTTTAACTATCTGTATGATACCGCTATGCGTACATGGGATGCCGTGTGTTATCCGGCAAGAGTTGGCAGAGGAAGCGTGTTCATGGTAGGCACCCGGGTAACGTGCGTCTTTGATTTTGCGTCTAACCCTGTCCAGCTTTTCACTGTGGCCAACGTGAAAAAAGGTTCTTTCAAAGAAGATTTTCTCGAAATGGCGCAACGTGCCAATGCGGTTGAAATTTCTTTCCTGAATCAGCAAAAAGAATATGAGCGAGATGTTCTGACTGTCTATAACGACGATTACGACGCCGCAGAAGCAATCAGCAATCCCATACAGATTGAATTAATGGGATGCGTCAGCGTGGAACAGGCGTACCGTTTCGCAAAATGGAAACTGAAAGAAAACCGCTATGAGGTTCGCACTATTACGTTTGATGCTTTTGTGGATGCCATCGCTTGCAAATTAGGTGATGTAGTTTTAGTGCAAAGCGACATAACGATGTGGGGCGACGGCGGACGTATCGAAAAAGTTTCCGGGAACGTTGTAACATTGGATATTCCTGTGGACTCCGACTCGACGAGCATTATGGTTAGGGACCAGTCCACAGATGCCATATACACCACCGGCATTACAGCAGTCAACGGAAACAACGTGACTGTTCAGAGCACACAGGGCATGAGCAAAGATGCCGTTTTCGTTGTTGGAAAAACAGGGCGCCAGCCTAAAAAAGTCCGCGTGCTATCCATCGAAAAGTCCCATAACGATGAAACGAGGACTATTACCGCAGTTGAATACTATGATGAATTATACAGTTCCGACACAGGTGCAATCCCGCAAATGCAGGCATATGATGCCAGTGTGGCTCCGCCAAAAGCGTTGATTCTTTCCTGGGAAGTGTTCTCGTCCATTAAGGGGAACGTTCGTTATCTGATTAATTGCTCGTGGATCAACCCCGTCGTCCCAAACACAATCAAACTGGAAGTATCTAAAGATAACGGCCCGTGGATTCCAATTGCAACACTGACGGCAGGGACAAACCAATATAGTTTTGATGCCGTTCGGGACTCTGTATATGCGGTAAGGATATACGCAGAAAACTCAATCGGCCGTCGGAGCACCGCCATTACAAACTATATCAATATGACCGATGCTTACCAGGCGGCAGAAATCCCAACAAACATAAAAGTGTTTACGCGTTACCGGGAATTAGGCGACGGTGTAAACAGGTACGATCTGGTTGTGCAATGGGAGCGTGAAGGACTGGCGGCTCAAGTCTATTACAAGACGAACCATATCCAAGCCAAAGAAATGGTTATCAAAAAAGGCCAGTCTGTAAAAGAAATGGGTTTTGCAAATGCCTGGACTTACGCCGGTGAAGGCATTAATCAGATCGTGATACCGCAAGCTGTTGTCGGGGACACATACCGTATTGCCATATGCACTGCTGACAGTGCGGACATTTACTCCAAACCTGATAACGCAACTTTTGTTGATTTTAAGGTTGCGCCCAAAAGCACAACCCCAAATACCCCTAACAATTTTGTGATTACCTTTGGGGATGAATGCGTTGCGTCCTGGGATGAAGTTTCAAATGCTGACGTGGAATTTTACGAAGTGCGGACGGACACTGCTGTTGGTAAGGACATCGGGTTATTGACCCGTACTACGAGCATAAAGGCGGCGTTAAACCTGACTTCCAGATCGGGCAGATTATATCTGTTTGCAAAAGGGCATTTATATTATTCTGCTCCTGCAATTTTAGATTACGAGAAACCGGCTCCGTTGGCTCCGACAAATGTTACTGTGGCAGCGAAATTGGGCGGATTTGTTGTGAAGTGCGACCCGATACCGCCTGATTGCAACGGGGTAAATTTCTATATTGAAGGAGCGTCATTGACATCTGTTCACACTGTCAATAATACGTTTACCCACGCTTGCGACGCAGGAATCTATGATATTTGGTGCGCTTACACAGATTACTTTGGCGAGGGCGCGTCCAGCGGAGAAGTGCGCGCCATCATTAAAGCTACGATTGACTCTTCCTTGCTGGAAGACCAGGCGGTGACAAAAGCAAAACTGTCCTCTGCGCTACAGACAAGTGTTGACAATGCGGCGCAAACTGCATTGGATTTGCAGACATTGGCAGGGACGGTCAGCGGGCAGGGCACGTCCATATCCAACAATGCCTCGGCGATAAGCTCGTTGGCTTATGACGTCGGACAAAACGAGACAAACATATCAATTTTAAACCAAAAGGCAAATGGGATTGAGGCGACGGTGCAAAATTTAGTCGTTCAGGGCGACGTAAATCAGACTGCGTTCGCAAATATTTCAGCCAATGCAGATGCTATTGCGGCCATTGTAGGAAATCTTAACAATCTCAACAACGCAGTGACGGAATATTCAGCACTTCAAATGTTGTCAGATGGTATTGCTTCCAAAGTAGCAATAGGGGATGTATCGTCGTGGTTACAACAGAGCCATACCGGTTTTTACATTAAAGGTTCCCTGGTTGATATTGATGCCACAACAAGGATTGGAAACAATATTATATCCGGGGACATGATACGGGCAAATGCAATCACTGCGCCAAAAATCCATGTTGACAGTTTGTCTGCAATATCCGCTGTTATCGGTACGTTGCGGACGGCTACATCTGGTGCAAGGTTGGAAATTGTGGATAGCAACCTGATCAGGGTCTATGATGGAAACGGGACGTTAAGGGTGAGAATGGGGGTTTGGTGATGCAAGGTTTACAGGTTTTTGATGCCAATGGAAATCTGGACATTGACGTCACTCATCGCATACCGAGGTTTTTGGGTATTGCGAACATTCCCGCCAACCAACCAACCGGGCGGATTGTAAATGCCGGGATTTTGCCCGAAACGGATATTTGGTGGTTCTTACTGAATGCGACTACGAATTTTTCCGCTTCTTACGGAGATCAGGTTACTTACGAATACCCAACTATAACAAAAGGGAATGGGTATTTGTATTGGAATTTTCCGAGCGGAAGAAACATATCGTGCACATTGCTTTATGGAGTGTATTAAATGGCTGCCGGCCTGACTGTATATAACAATGATAATAAAATACAAATCGACGGGGCCTTCAAAAACCTGCAACTCTCCAGAAAAATTGTCTTAAGCGGGACAGGGGATACATCCGGCACTTTTGCGGACGGAGAGGTTTTGGCGGCAGTGGGTGGCACAACGTCCCAAAATATAGACGCCTATTGCACAAATACGCCGACGGGGTGGAAATGCTCTGTTAAGACTTTTGTTTCCGGCATGGCGGTTTATGTTTTTACGACGAAAGCCACGGCAAGCAATCACGGCGTAGGTTTGGAAGTGTATGACGATAATGGGGTTATAGTTTACAACTCCAATGAAAAGCACCCCGTCGTCATGGGGTTTGGCAATTTTGACTCTACGGCGGTTGGCAGGGCGACAAAACCTGCTATTGCAGTGTGTCAACATAGGAGAAATACATATAACCAAAACTACGTTGAAACCGGTTTCGAGCAACAAAACGAGACACGGAGCGTATGGCATGATGCTGTTTACGGTTATGTGGATGAAGAGTACCAGACCTTTGAACCGGTTGACGCAGTGTATGAATGGGTTGCCGGACATTATGAGAATCAATGGGTTGCAGGGCATTACGAAAATCAGTATGTGCCAGGCACATATCAATATAACCCTCTCACGGGACAATACGAATGGACAAGCGGAGGTTATCAGAATGTTTGGGTTCCTGGCGGGTATCAGCAAGTTTGGGTGGAAGGTCAATATCGTTTAGTTACTCCGGCCCATACAGAATTTGTAACCAAGACGAGAAGAGTTTACAAACTGATAACTCCGGGCGGCTATGAATATATTACCGAACTTGTAACGTATTACTGTGAATACGAAACGCTTTATTATAAATTTAACGATACAAATTTCCGCCTGTCGTCTGGGAATATAGTGTCTGCTACAGTAGCGGAAGTAACATCCGGGCACGCTACAAAAAAGTTAGTCTCAAAAACAACGGTTCCGAGTTCCGGCGGTGTTCAAACGGGACAAAACGAGGCGTATTGGGGTTCAAGTTATAAATATACGCAAATCGTCGTGGATACAAGATCGTGGATATTATTTGATGTCAACGGTTTGTAATAAAAAATATTAAAAAAGGAGAAATTATCATGGCAAGAAAAAAAGTTGAATTTACAGTTACCCTCAAAAAACACATGATCCTTACCGGAGAAACCGATGCGGATATTCTGAAAGAAGTTGAGAAATATGTTGATTACAACTTCTACCAGAACTCCGACTCCTGCGAGGCAGAAGTTACCAAGATGACCGACATTGAATAAGGAGGAAATATGGAACTCACAACATACCAGCCGCCAGAAATATACAATTCTCTCGGCGAACTCATCCGTGCTGGTTCGTGGGGGCCGGGGATGCCGTTTTTCGATGATAACGGCAGAGGGATGTATGACTATATCGCCAACAATTTTGAGGCGTTATGGAACGGCGTTGGCGGTGCGGCAGAATCCGCCTCGACTGCAACAACCATGGCGGCGTTGGCAACGGCAAAACTGGCAGATGTGTTGCAGGCAAAATTGGACGCTATTGCGGCGAAAGAAGCTGCTATTGATGCAAAAACAGCGGCGTTACAGGCTAAAGCGGATGCCGAAGCCGCGGCAGCGCAGGCGGCAGCGATAACAACGCCGGAAGGACTGGCAGCGAGAGTCCTTGCGTTGGAGAACGCGCCGCACTATGGGTATGATAACGATGGGCATTTGATATTCTATTACGGACGGGAGGTGGGATGATGTTAGAATTTAAAGTCAAAAGTCAGCACCTTATCCTGACCTCTACCGACAAGATGGTTGTTGCAGACTCGCAAGACTATCTAAAAATGCACTTCGACTTCACGGAAGATTGGAACGATGTAATAAAAATTGCTTTGTTTGTTCGTGGCGAAACCCGCATAAGAAGGACGTTGGACGAACACGATGTTGTCACTGTCCCTTATCAGGTATTGGAAGGCGAGGGCAATTTTGAGGTTTCCGTGTTTGGAAACAATCAGGAAAATGCCGATAATAAGGTTATTACGTCCAGTGTCGTTACGATACCGGTTAAGCGGTCCGGCCTTCTAAACGGGGAAACATTCGATGAATCCGAGGCAGGGTTAGAAGGCGGGATATTACATCAGATCACCCAAAAAGCGGCAGATGCCGAAGCGGCGGCAGCGAGGGCGGAGGCGTTGGCGCAACAGTTTGATGAGATTGTGAATGCGCCTCATTATAAATTTGACAATGAAGGACATTTAATTTTTGTGTACGGAAGAGAGGTAGGATGATGTCAGGAGTAACTTATGATCGTGGCGTAACGTATGAACAGGCACAAAAAATGCTACGCTACATGGGCGGCATCCATGCAGCACTTACGAAAGAT